TTAAAATTGGTAAGAATGAAGATATGCCAGACGCGCTTAGAGAATATTTAAACTTTCGGCTCGATTATTTATACGAGCTAGAAGAAGAAAAAGACAGAATGAATGGAATACCAAAAGGAAAAAAATGATGAGTGATACAGAGACTTTATTTTCGAGTGAGATTGAAAGATATTATTATAATTATTTGAAAAAAAAATTAGATGGAAAATTAAAAGACGAATCAATGTGTGAGGGGGACACTGAATATTTATTAAAATTGAAAGATAGACTAAAGTTTTATGACAGTTTAATTGAAGGGAGCGAGATATTTAGGACTATAGGGGCCTCTAATATTCGGATGGAAGATATTGATGAACATGTAGTTAAGTTAATCCTAGAAGAGGAAAAAAATGATGAGTCATGGTTTTCTTGTCATCAAGTATCAGATGAAGAGGAAAAAAATGACTAACGCATTTTCAAAGTATTTAGGACCAGAAGATAGAATTCATTCTGCAATTGTGGAGTATTTAAAATATGCACAGCCTAAAGCGCTTTATACCCATATAGCAAACGAGGGAAAGAGAAGCAAGTTTGAAAGATATAAGATAAAAATACTAGGATTAAAGGCTGGAATGCCTGACTTGATGTTCTTCGATAGAAACCAAGACTACGTTGGATTAGCTATCGAAGTCAAGGCAAACAAGAATAAAGTCACTCAAGCGCAGGACTTTTGGTTAAAAAGCTTAGAAGAAAACGGATGGCGATGCGCAGTTGTTTATTCGTTTGAAGAAGCTAAGCTAGAAATAGATGCTTATTATTTTAAGCACAGGAGATAAAAAATGATAAGCCAAACAAACTTAAATGAATTTAACAAACAACAAGAAATAATCAACCATAACTGTTTGGAGAGTATGACAACTTTTTTTAAAGAACTTCTTGATTCTTGTTGTGGTCCTGATGATTTAGAAAAAGAGCTAGACATAACAAGGGGGGACGCTCTTATATATGATTTGATTTCCACAGTAAATGAGGCATTAAAATCTCATAGGAACCTTGTTAAAAAATTTGGTTTTTATGTAAACTCTGAGCTATATCAAAACTTGGCCTATTCTGAACTTTGTTTAAGGGGTCGCGATAATTTGGATTTTTTATTTGATTCTTATGAGAGGTATTTTATGGGCTACAGTATTTACGAGGAGCACCTACTTGAAGAATGGCTGCGTATCCCCTCGTTCGTAGTTGAACTTAAAAGAATAGAAATAATGGAACTTAAAAAGGAGATAAAAAATGAAAAAGAGTTATAGCTTTTTTCTAGGTGTAGCAGAGGCATTCAAAAGAACACGCAAGATTGAACTTCCAGTAAAGACAAAAGAAAAACCAAATCCTCCTGTGGTATTAACTTATAATGAAAAAGGGTTAGTAGTTCCTAAACCGATTAGACCAGAATTGCCGCAGGATTTAAAATATAGATATACGCCAACTGAATTTAGCGGAGGAATGTAAAATGAAAATAACAATTGAACTCGATACTACGAACGAACCAGATTGGTATACTTATGAAAACTTTATGAATGCAAATAAGCTTAGCTCTATCTTAGAGAGGTTCGAGCGTGAGCTAAGGTTGTGGGGGAAGCATGAAGACATTCCGCCATCACTTGAGACAATAGTAAAAACATATTATGAGATAAAGACAGAAGAAGAGCTTTTAACGTTTTAAATTTAAAGGAAAATTAAATGACAACTAAATGCAGCAGATGCACTAAATGTAAAGGTCGAAAAAATATAATGGGGACGGGTTATGTTATGAAAAAATGTCCGCTATGTGATGGAGTTGGTTACCTCGAGTCAAAAGCCAGAGAAAAGAAAGTAGAGCATGTCGAAGAGATTGTTACTATTCATGTGCAGCCAAAAGAAGTTGTAGAAGCTGAGCGTGAGCCGGAAGTTGAACCGGAGGTTGAAGCAAAACCTGAGCCGGAAATCAAGAAGGAGGCAAAGCCTAAACCTAAGCAAAAATCTAAACCTAAGAAGAAGAAGAAAAAATAATGCCGAGAAAGAAAAAGACTGTGGAGGTGATGACTCCAAAGGAGCAGAAGTTCGCAGAAGAGATTGTTACTAGCGGAAGTCGCGGCAAAGCAATGGAAGCTGCGGGTTACAAAGGTAATAATGCAGCTAGAATAATGAAAAATCCTGCTGTGGCCGAGTTCTTAGAAAATTTTAAAAGGAAAGTTGAAAAGAAAGTTCTGTGTTCTTATGAGTGGAAAATTAAAAAGCTTATCGAGATTGTTGAATATGAGGGAGACTATGACCAGCATGGGAATCTAAGGGTAGATAACAGAGCTAAGATTGCCGCGTTAGCTGAACTTAATAAGATGCAAGGTCATTACGCTCCTACGTCAACAGTTACTATAGATGTAGATAACTCAGAACAACTCCAAAAAGCTGCTAGACTTTACATAGACAAATTAAAGGAGTTCTAATGACTGCCTCTGATTATGAAGTAAATGAACTTATTGATGATTGCACTCACTCGCTTTTAGCATTCACCCGATTGTTTTATCGTTTAAGGACAGGCAGAGACTTTCTTCTAAGCAAGCCAATCGGGCGAGAGTCTCATCACTTAACTATTTGTCGAGCATTGATGAAAGTTTTTAAGGGTGAGACACAGAACTTAATTATCAATGTCCCTCCTCGCTATGGAAAGTCCGAACTTGTTATTCACTTCATAGCATGGGCGCTAGGTAACCTCCCGGACTCTAACTTCTTATATACTTCCTATGCATTAGCGTTGGCTCGAAAACAGACTCAAACAATCAGGAGCATTATCACTCTTCCAGAGTATCGCTCTATCTTCAATGTTGAAATGTCTCAAACCGTAGCGGCTAAAGCTGACTTTGAAACAAAGAATGGCGGCTCAGTATACGCAGCAGGTTCTGGCGGTACGATTACTGGTCGTGGTGCGGGCATTCAATATTGTGAACGCTTTGGGGGCGCAATCATTATCGATGACATTTACAAGCCAGATGAGGTAACCTCTGATGTAATCAGGGAAGGAACAATCGACTGGTATTACAATACTCTCCAATCTCGGGTTAATTCGCCTACTACCCCCATCATCTATATAGGTCAGCGACTACATGAACATGAGTTAGTCACTGACTTTTTAGGTGAGAGGGAGTGGGATGAGGTTATTATTCCGGCTCTTGATGAGGCAAACAACCCTTTAAATCCTGCTCAACATGACTTAGCTGCTTTGCTTAAGATAAAAGAAAAGTCTCCTTATGAGTTTGCGGCTCAATACCAACAAAACCCTGTTCCGGCTGGGGGTGGTATCTATAAGCGAAGCTGGTTCTACCTTACAGATGATGAGCCAGAGATATTATCTACATTCATTACTGCCGATACAGCAGAGACTGACAAAGATTGGAACGATGCATCTGTCTTTAGCTTTTGGGGTGTCTACAAGGTTAAGAACGAAGAATCTATTACAGGTCAATATGCATTGCATTGGCTTGCTTGCAGAGAGATAAGAGTTGAGCCGGCTTATCTTGAAGGCGAGTTTCGGTCTTTCTACTCTGAATGCAGCCGTTATAAAATCCCGCCACAGCTCGTGGCAATAGAAAAGAAATCAACCGGTGCCACTCTGGTATCTATATTAGATAAACTAAGGGGCATAAAAGTTCAGGGAATTGAAAGAACAAAAGCGAGCGGAAGCAAGACAGCTCGATTCCTAGAGATGCAATCTTTGATATCCCAGAAATTAATTTCCTTACCACGAAATGGGAAGCATACAGAGATGTGCATAACTCATATGTGCAAAATAACAGCTAACGATAGTCACGCACATGACGACATATGCGATACAGTCTATGATGCTGTTAAGATAGGACTTATTGATAAGTACTTAATAAACACACTCGATTCGGCTTCAAATTCAAAATCTGAGGCGGCATCACAAATCATGGGCGCCATGAACCGACGCAACGACCTACGGAGAACAAGAAATGTCAAGACGCATAGCTAAAAGATACACCGACCGGATACAAGAATTTAAAGACAACGTACGTATTTCAAATGAATACTTCGAGAAGAACTATAAGGCTTATAACAGATACAGGAAAATAGTTTTTGAGTCGACTATTGATGACTCAGAAAGAAGTGTGCTTATCGATTTAAACAAGCCGCTAGTTGAGTTCAATGTACTAGAAGCTTATATCTCACGTCTTCGTGGGGAATTCTCTAAGCAGCAACCTTCTGTGAAAGCTAAAGCTTATGAGGATGACCCTCAAAATCCTGGGTTACCTGATTTTATCGCTGGATATGTTAGGTCTAAGATTGAAGAAGCGAATAACGAGGAGAACATGGAGTATGAGTGTTACACCGATTTGCTCTCTGGAGGCTTTAGTGTTGCTAAAGTTTGGACTGAGTACCAAGGCGAGCAAACATTCAACCAATCCATCAAGCTTGGGCGAGTCTTTGACCCTACCCTTTGTGGGTTTGACCCGATGGCTAGGAAACCGCATAAAGGCGACGGTAACTTTTGTTTTGAGCTATTCCCAATCACCAAAGAACGAGCAGAGAAAGAATTCGGAATAAAAACCGATAAGATAAGCTTTACCAGAAACTTTGAGGGCTTCAGTTGGTTCTATAATAATGGTCAGCAAGATATTCTTCTTATCTGTTATTACTACGAAAAAGAGAAGCACACTTATAAAATTCATCAATTAGCTAATGGCCAAACCATTACTGATGATGAATACAAATCTATGCTGGAACAATGGGATTCAATTGCCATGCCACCGGCTATAGTGCACACCAGAGAGACTTACTCTAACGAAGTAGTGCGATACACTATGTACGGAGATGAAGTCATTGAGCGCAAACGTACGATGTTTGATGAGCTTCCATTAGTCTTTGGTGCAGGTAGTATTATCAGACTTAGACAAAACAGTGATGGCGGTGCATATGAATTAACAAGGCCATACATCTATCAAGCTATGGGCGCGCAAAAACTTAAGAACTTTGCGGGACAATCTTTAGCTAACGAGCTTGAGAATACGATTCAACATAAGTTTAAAGTATCTAAAGATACAATTCCTCCGGAATATGTTGATGCTTATACTGACATTCAAAAAGCCTCTGTTTTAGTTTGGGACGAGTTTAAGGACGGCAACCCTGATGTTCGGCTGACACCTCCGGCCGAAATAGCTCGTCCCCCCATTCCTGCTGAGTTTGCAGGCACTTTTGGAATGACCGACGGGTTGATACAATCAATCTTAGGTTCTTATGACGCATCTCTCGGGATTAACAACAATCAACTCTCTGGAGTAGCGATTGTAGAAGGGGCTACGCAATCAAACGCAACGGCTATGCCTTTCATCGTTGGCATCTTGCAAATGTATACACGCATGGCTGAGATTGTGACTTCTTTGATTCCTAAAATTCACCAGACACCGGTATCGGTTCCTATTATTAACGCTGATGGGTCACATGCTTATCAAATGCTTAACCAGCAAGAGGGCGTTAACACTCAATACAAGAAAGGCGCCATTAAGATTAATATCTCAGCTGGAGCTAATTTCTCTATTCAGAAATCTAGGACTTTGCAGCAATTGGAAACGATTTCTAAAATGTCCCCTCAAATTGCACAGTTCTTAGCTGAAGAAGGCGTGCCATACATTCTTGATAACGTTGAGATGCGCAACATTGATTTACTCAAAGAGAGATTTGAACAATGGCAGCAGAAACAACAGCAACTCATGCAACAACAGCAACAGATGCAGCAGCAAATGCAACAGCAAGCCATGCAGAACAACCCGATGGCTCTTAAGCGTGAAGAATTGATGATGAAAGCTCAGATTGAGCAAGAGAAACTGGCTGAGCAAGCGCATCAGGACAGCATTAAGAACAATATGGATGTAGCTAAGATTCAGATTGAGCAAGAAAAGGCTGAAATGGACAGGACTAAGATGTTTCTAGAGATGCAAGAAGCTGAAATGCAGGGCAAAGTTCAATTAACTAAAGCGGCTACTGAGCAGTTCGCTAAAGAAGCAGAAATGGAGATGAAGCAAGAAGAACATCGCATGCAGCAGGCTAGAGCAGCTGTAGATTTGCAGAAAGCTCATATCGATAAAGAAAAATAGTTGGATTCTGAGGTTTTGTGGCTATACTCTAATCTGGTGGTTACTTATAGTGAAAGTTTAAGCCCTTTTTACCCACACGAATAAGCAACCACCTCTACCGAGCGCTGTAGCGATATCGGCGCTCGGTTTCTCGAGCGTTCTTTTAAATCGTTGGACGCTCGATTTTTACCCCCAAAAATTCAAAACTTAGGGTTTACCCTTATAATTTGACATTGTAGCATTTTGTGGCTAGTCTCAAATTATTGATGCATTTTTGACTTGTAAAGAAAGGTCAGAGTATCAGTGCGTAACGTATGCGCTAATACGGAGTACGGAGTCATCCGGTAAACTGACCGACACTAGGTCGCTAATCTAGGCATTACCGTAACGGGGAAATAGTTAAAGAGGAATTTATGGCTGAAAATGAATCGGTGAATGAAGAATCATTAGAAACTGGTGAGATGACAGCTCCAAATGATGAGAAGCCAACAGAAAAGATGGTGCCTCAATCCGTGGTCGATAATGTTGTTAAACATGCAAAAGCAAAAGCTTATGCGAATGGTCACAAAGAAGCACTTAAATCTTTTGAGGATAAAAACATGGACGAGCAACCTATTTCCACAGAACCTGCAACACAAGCTCCTGCCCCTTCTGTAGGCGGTATGAGACAAGTTTCCCAAGAAGAAATCCAAGCTATGGTTGAGCAAGCTTCATTGAAGCAAGCTGAACAATTGCAACGTCAGATGCACGAACAAGCGCAACAAGAACAAGCAAATAAGATAGCCCAGGAATTTTTAGGGAAGATGAACCATGGTGCAAGTAAGTATGATGATTTCTCAGAAAC